CTTTTTCATCACATAGCGCGCAACGTAAGCGGCTGACTCGAACGTCAGCTCGCCAATAGAACTAAAACCATGAGGCCAGAGAGACGAGAGAAGAGGCGACTTATAAATCGTCGCTCCGGAAGAAGAACGACAATGATATTGTCGATCGGAAAAATCCGTCCCGAAAAGACAAGCATGAAAGTGCGGCCGAAAATTCCTCTCACCGTACTCTCCACACATAAAATACCGCACGCGATCGCAAGCTTTACGCACGCGCTTCATGAATAGCTGGAAATCCCGGTAATCGAGAGACGGACCCGCAAGATGCTTGTCATCATACGTGAGAGTCACGAAACACTTCCGCTCATGCAACTGAGCCTCATGCATGCAGCGCACCGCCCACTGGCGACTGCGCTCTAACCTACACCCGTGGCACTGGCCACAGCTGACAACCTGCAACCACCTGGAATGACCTCCCTCCTCCGCACGCCACAGGCTGAGCGGATGACAGCAAGCCACTACAGGCGATACCCGCCGCGCATCGGCGCCGGCCGGACATTAGCAGCTCGAGTACGATTCGCATGCTTGCGAAACGACCTCACAGACCTGCCCTTGTTCACCCTACGCCTTGAAAGTGGCCTCATCACACCCTCCAACGTCCCGCTCCAGCAGGACTATAAGACAACCACCGGGGGCACGGCAAGCACCCCCGATGGTGTCACCTAGACCAGTTACATCAAGTAGCAACTGGTCTACGCCGGCGGCGGAGGCGCCGGCGCCGCGGGCGCCGGCACTACGGGAGCTGGCACAGCCAGACCGAGCTTTCGGCACTCCTCAAGGTTCGCCGGATCAATACAGAAATCAACGAACGCAGCGGCATCATTCCCGAAACGCATCCGCACCCGAGGGTCGAGCGCCATGAAAGACGCCTCTGCCTCACGCACAGCGTGCAGGCACTCCCTGAAATCACCGACCTCAGCGAAATCACCCACCAGCGGCATGCGCACCACCTGCGGCGCCTCACCGCTGTACAGAGCACGGCGGACAATCTCATTGATGTCCGCCTGTTCTTTCTCCGACTGGACCGTCAACGACTTGTCCAGACACTTCAAGCCGGTTTCATCAGAAACCCGCTCGTTCTCCACCGGGTCCATGCCCGTACGCAATTTCGGCGCCGCCATACGTCACCTCACTTAACCAGCTGCTTCAAGAACAACAGCACCTTCGCGGTAATACCGCCCTCTTCCTGAATCTTCGACCAAAACGCCGCATCGGCCTGAGCCTGCGGAATATTCGCTTTCGCAGTCTCGTTCAAATACTCCTGATACGCCTGCTTCAAAGGATTCATGACGTCCAGCTCGAAACGAGCCCTCTGACGATCATTCTCCAAATTCACGTTCTGCGACACAAGGTTGATCACTTCCTGATCCACCTTCTCGAACTGAGCATTCAGAATCTTAGCCTGATTCTCCGCATTCTGAGCACTCCACGGAACCGAAGCCTCTTTGATCGCAGCGTCCGCATTCTGCAACCGAGCGGACGCATTCGCACTATTCGCCTGAGCCGTCAACGACTTCACCTGAGCCACCGACATAACCGTATTGATCGCACGCTCCGACATGCGACCACCCGTAACCGACTCCATCCGAGCCATAGCGCCCTGAGGCGCACTCGCAGGACCCTGCGAAACCGAAAGCATCGGATTGATCCCGGCCGCCTGCATGTCCTTCACACCACGCTGCCACTGCGTGTTGGACATGCGCTCCTGAAAATCCATTTGCTTCTGCGCCAAACGCGCATTCGCAGCATTCGCGGACTGCTGCCCGAAAATATCCGCGATCCCACCGATCACGGACGGAAGAACAGCAGCCGCAATAGGACCAAGCGGCATCAGAACCGATCCACGTTACCCGGCACCGAGTACAGCGGCATCGGACGCGCAGCCTTAATATCAAAAAACGCATCGAACAACAGCTGCTGCCCGTTGGCGCCCGCGCCAACCGCAAGAACCCTCGACAACGGCGGAGCCTCCTCGATGAAAGTCTGATTCAGCGTCGGCAACGCCGTGAACTTCTGCGACAAATGCCACGGGTCCACAGTCCCCGCCGAAGTCGAACGGAACAAGCCGGTAATCTGCGACGGCAGGTATCTATATTCTGCCCACCTTTCCTGGTACCCGAAAACGGCCTGATCCTGAGCCAGCGTTCCCGTGACGTAAATCTCCTGATTCAGCACCGCCTGCTCCCCCAGGTAGGCGAACACAGGATAATAGAAATCGTACCGCGTCTGACGCGTCCACATACGACGCAGACCTTGCTGATACGTCAGATCGCACCGGACATTCACCAACCCGATCACGTAACCGTGTTCGGTGGCCGAGTACGTAAACGCATGTCCCGAATGCAACGCTTGCCCAAACGCCGAGAGATTCCCGAGCGGCGCAGAACCGCCAGTAAGACCGGTCGCGGAAGTCTGCGCCACAGGATTGATTGCAATCGGAGTGCTTCCGCCACCGAGATACTCGGGCCGCTGCAAGCGAAAGTCAGGAGGCCGCACGCCAAAGTGAGCGAAAATCGTTTCCACATACCGCGTACCTCCACGCGCATCGCGCTCGAGCAAACGCTGAATCTGAAAAGACTGCCGCAGCTGATTAATAGTCGCAGCCGTCGCCGTCGTCAGATCAGCGTAAAGATTCGTCGGAAAATAGCGAGCGCCACCAGCGCCCGCCAACGTCCCGCCGATCATATTCACCGAACCCGCAGCTACACCAAACGCAGCTGCAGCACCTGGCACCGCGCCAGAATCCAAACGGAACTTGATCCCCTCAGCCGCAGCCACCACCAGCTCAGTCGGCTGCGTCCGAACGGTCGCGCTCGTCCCGAGCGGAATAGAAACAGACACGCCTCCCTTCTGCGTCCACGGGAGACACCCCGTGAAATAATCGTGCCGCTTACCCCGCTTCAACAGAATGTAGTCACCAGAACCATCCGGCCCGTCGTTAACATTCTCCGGCACAGAATTAATCAGGTTCTCGTCCCGGAACCACTCATTATAAATCTGGTTGTACCCACGAAGCGGCAGAGCATTAATAATCAGGTTTCCACCCTGACCTGCCGTCACCTGCCCGACTGTCGGAAGCCCGAAATAGTCGTACACAGAGCCAACGGAATACCCGTTGGCACCACAATTCACTTTCGGAATTGTGTAAGAAATCGAGTCCGCAGGATTCACCTGCTCCCCCATGAACTTCACCCAGTTCGTCCAGAGAATCCTGGACGGAACGTAGAAGAAGAACGACTCCAGATAAAGATTATCCATCACCGGGAAAATCGGAGTCGCAAGCCGCGCAAACATCGTAGCGCGACAATTCCACGTATCGCCCGGCAACAGCTCCTCGCAGAACACCGGAATCAAGTAACCCGCATCGAACGTAGTCTTGTACGTTCGCTGCATCCGGAACACAGAACGCGGAATATCCGCTTTCGGAACCATCGCGAACTGATGCGAGCTAACAGACTGATTGCGGTGCATACGTCACCTCAAGAAAAAAACTTCACCAGACACAACAAAAGAAGGGCGGCGCAAAGCGCCGCCCACAGCATCCCTTCAATTAGATGCCACACGCGCACGCGGCACCTCCACATGCCCCGGCGCGTTCTGCCGAGCAACATCCCGACCGCGCACAATCTCGCGCGGCTCGGGAAGCAAAGCAAACGACCCGTTATCGTCGTACTCGCCCAGCTCGTACAACACGAACTGCTCCGGATGCCGAAACCACAGATTCTGCGCATCCTCGCGGTTCACCTCATCCGCGAAACCGCGCTGCGCGAAACCAATAGACGGCACGAACTGCGGCACGCCGAACGCGTCCACAGCCGCATCCTTTACAGAAACAATCGCGAACTTCATATAGACCTCCGCAAAGAACGACACTTGGCGACCTCTACCGCTTCGCGGGCCGCCAACCTCCCGGGCGTATTCTCGCCCGGCACCAGCGCCTTCCGGCGCTCCAACCTGACGCGCTCACGCGCCTCAGGATCCTGACGCTCAAGCAGCGTCAGATAATACTTAGGTGGCTTCGCCACCCTACCCCGCACGATCACTCGATCATGCGGAAAAACTTCAGACCCGTAGCGCTCGAACCACTCGGCGCCAATCCCGGGCTTCAGAGACATTCCACAGAATTCCGGCTCGACCTCTACGATCTCGCCAGTATCCAACGACACGCGCTTATACGCTTCCTGGGCCATTGGCCCGGTACGCTTTTTCATCACATAGCGCGCAACGTAAGCGGCTGACTCGAACGTCAGCTCGCCA